TATTGCGAACGTTCGTGTTTGCGTTTAAACTTAAAGAATGAGCAAACGTAGGCAGTTAGTATTAGAGTTCATCCGTGCATACATCAGGTTGCATGGTGTGTCTCCGTCTTATGAAGTTATAGCCAGAGGTATTGGATTGAAATCTAAGTCAAACATCCACAGGATTGTCCACCGGTTAAAGACCGACGGACACATTGTGACCAAGCCTTATAAGTTCCATGCTATCAAGCTGGTGGATACCTCGGTAAAGGCTGTAGCACGTCTATGAGCTTACTTACCCACTCAGAGATTAAGAAGTACTTGGAGATGGTTCCCAAGGCTTCTCCTGAGAACCGTGCAAAGATTCAGGCTTTGCTGGAGATGGATAAAATAGAACGCAGTAAGGAATCATTCCTGTACTTCGTGACGCAGATGTGGCCTATCTTTATTTCAGGCTCCCACCACAAGATCATGTCTGATGCTTTTGAGCGGGTAGCCAACGGGGAACTTAAGCGTCTGATCATCAACATGCCTCCCCGGCATACCAAGTCTGAGTTTGCTTCTTTCCTGTTGCCTGCGTGGTTTCTGGGGAAGTTTCCTCAGAAGAAGATCATTCAGACTGCACACACCGCAGAGCTTGCGACAGGTTTTGGACGAAAGGTTAGGAATCTTGTTTCATCAGAGCCGTATCAGAAGGTTTTTCAGACTAAGCTATCGAGCGATTCAAAAGCCGCAGGTCGCTGGAATACTCACATGGGTGGTGATTATTTCGCTATTGGCGTTGGGGGTGCTGTCACAGGTAAAGGAGCCGATCTTTTAATCATTGACGACCCCCATTCTGAGCAGGAAGCTAAACAAGCCAACCCTGCCGTGTTTGATGGGGTGTATGAATGGTTCACTTCCGGCCCTCGTCAGCGATTGCAACCCGGGGGTGCAATTATTATTGTGATGACGAGGTGGTCTAAGAGGGATTTGACCGGTCAGATTCTTAAAAACTCCGACAAAGATGGCGTAGATCAGTGGGAAGTCATTGATTTTCCCGCGATTATGCCCAACGGGAACCCTTTGTGGCCCGGATTCTGGTCTAAAACAGCCCTAGAAGCCCTGAAAGCCGAGCTTCCAGTCGCTAAATGGGAAGCGCAGTACCAACAGAACCCCACATCCGAGGAAGGCGCGATCATTAAGCGCGAACATTGGATGATTTGGGAGGAAAAACGACCCCCAGAGTGCGAATACATCATTCAATCTTGGGATACTGCGTTTGAAAAGAACAACCGCGCAGACTATTCAGCCTGTACCACATGGGGTGTGTTCCAACATCCCGATAAAAACGGCAATCTGAAGGCAAACATCATTCTTCTTGACGCTCTTAAGGAACGTATGGAGTTCCCTGATCTAAAACGTAAAGCTTTAGAGATGTACAAGGAATATGAACCCGACACTTTGATTGTTGAGAAGAGAGCCGCAGGTGCTCCGCTCATCTACGAGATGAGAAAGATGGGAATTCCGGTCGCGGAGTATACGCCGGGCAAAGGAAACGATAAGATATCGCGTGTAAACGCAATCTCTGCCTTGTTTGAATCTGGCATGGTGTGGTGTCCTGATACCCGATGGGCTGAAGAAGTCATGGATGAGCTGGCTTCTTTCCCAAATGGAGACCACGATGACCTTGTTGACTCAAGCAGTCAGGCTCTGATGCGGTTTCGCTTGGGAGGTTTTATCTCCATCGATTCTGATGAAGAAGATGAACCTTTTTACACCCGCAGAAAAGTAGAGTACTACTAAGGAACAATATGAGTATTGAAAAATCATTAAATCCCGCTCCATTAGGTTTAGATGCCTTAGAGGTGGAAGATGCCCCGGTAATGGAGATTGAGATTGTCAATCCCGAAGGTTTAACAATTGGCGTTGATGGTGTAGAGGTTGACCTCATGCCAGAAACTGAGGACGAAGATTTTTCAGACAATCTTGCCGAGTACATAGATGAGAGTGAACTTCAAAAGATTGCCAGCGATCTGATTGGAATGGTAGACACCGACATCAACTCCCGTAAAGACTGGGTTGAGATGTACGTCAAAGGTCTTGATGTTTTAGGAATGAAATATGAAGAACGAACAGAACCTTGGCTTGGAGCCTGTGGAGTTTTTTCTACGGTACTTACTGAAGCGGCGGTCAGGTTTCAAAGTGAGACGATTATTGAGACTTTCCCGGCACAAGGCCCTGTCAAAACGGAAATCATTGGTGCAATTGATAAACTTAAAGAAGAAGCTGCGGAGCGTGTCAGGGAGGACATGAACTACAGATTGACAGAGGGAATGCCGGAGTATCGTCCTGAGCATGAACGCCTTCTGTATTCTTTAGGTCTGGCAGGCGCAGCTTTTAAAAAGGTCTACTACGATCCCACGATGGGACGGCAGGCTGCGATGTTCATTCCTGCTGAGGATGTCATTATCCCCTACGGCGCTTCTAGCGCCATGACCTCTGAGCGTGTTACGCACATCATGCGTAAGACTAAGAATGATATTAAGAAACTTCAAGTCTCTGGGTTCTATTTGGATAAAGAACTTGGTGAACCTCTTCAGTTCTACACAGACGTGGAGAAGAAGAAGGCTGAGGATCAAGGCTACAGCATTACGGACGACGACCGCTACCAGATCTATGAGATCCACGTAGATTACGACCTGCCCGGTTATGAAGATGAAGACGGCATTGCTTTGCCTTACGTCATTACCCTAGAGCGCGGTACAACGGAGATTCTCTCTATCCGTCGTAATTGGGAAGAAGATGATAAACACAAACTCAAGCGCCAGCATTTTGTCCAGTACACCTACGTGCCCGGCTTTGGAGCTTATGGCCTAGGTCTTATCCACCTTATTGGTGGTTATGCCCGTGCAGGTACATCTATCATTCGTCAGCTTGTGGACGCAGGAACGCTGTCCAACTTGCCCGGAGGTCTGAAGACTCGGGGTCTGCGTATTAAGGGAGATGACACTCCCATCCAGCCGGGTGAGTTCCGTGATGTTGATGTGCCCAGCGGATCGGTCAAAGAGAACATCATGGCTCTGCCGTACAAGGAACCCTCACAAGTTCTTTTGGCTCTGTTAAATCAGATCACAGACGAAGGCAGAAGACTTGGCTCAATCGCAGACATGAACGTAAGTGACATGTCAGCCAACGCCCCGGTCGGTACAACTTTAGCGTTACTTGAGCGTCAGCTTAAAACCATGAGCGCAGTACAGGCTCGTGTTCATTATTCAATGAAGCAAGAGTTTAAACTGCTCAAAGCAATCATCCGTGACTACATGCCGGATGACTACGACTACACCCCTGTGTTTGGCACACCGCAAGCCAAACAGGCTGACTATGACATGGTGGATGTGATTCCGGTCTCCGACCCGAATTCCGCCACAATGGCTCAGAGGATCATGCAGTATCAAGCTGTGATCCAGTTGGCTCAAGGCGCTCCACAGATCTACAACCTGCCTTTGCTGCACCGCCAGATGATTGAGGTGCTGGGAGTCAAGAACGCAGAGAAACTTGTACCTGTAGATGATGATCTGACACCACGCGATCCTGTGTCAGAAAATATGGCTTTCTTGACGGGTAAGCCAACTAAAGCATTCATTTACCAAGACCACGATGCTCACATTGCTGTACATACATTAATGATGCAGGATCCTATGGTGATGGGTCAGATGGGTCAAAACCCAATGGCTCAAGAGATGCAGGCAGCAATCATGGCTCACGTAGCCGAGCACGTTGCATTCCAGTACAGAACCAAGATTGAACAACGTCTTGGCGCGACTCTGCCTATGCCAAACATTGAGATGCCCGAGGATGTTGAGGTTCAATTGTCCAAGCTTGTTGCACAAGCGGCAAAACAATTGTTGGACATCAACAAGAACCAAGCAGCCCAGCAGCAGGCCCAACAGCAGATGCAAGACCCCGTCATGCAGATGCAGCAAGCCGAGTTGCAAATCAAGCAACAAGATGCTCAAACCAAAGCGCAGAAAGTTCAAGGCGACTTGGCAATCAAGCAGGCAGAGCTTCAACTCAAAATGGCACAAATGCAAGGCGCACAAGGGGAAGACCCTGCCGCTGCGGCTCAAAAGGCACAGCAAGACATTGCAGTAGATGCTATGAAGAAACAAGCCGAAATGCGCATGGCTGAACAACAACATCAGCAACAGTTGGAACACAACCAACAGACGCAGGATTTGCAGGCTAAACAACAACTTTTACAGATGATGTTGAATGCTAAACGTACCGGAGAAAAATGATGGATCCACTGCTTGAAAGTTTACACAAGAAGCTTGAAGAACACATCAAGCAGTTGATTGAAGTTGTCAGTGGTGGTGGTGCTAAATCCCACGATCACTACAAAGAACTGTGCGGGACAATCCGAGGTCTGCAAACCGCGCAGTACGAACTTGCTGACCTTGTGCGTAAAACGAAAGACTATGACGATGACTGAATTTGATGTCAGTGCGGTGAATCTGAGCGGGGTGCTTAATACCTCCGCAGAAGAGAAAGCCAAACAAGTGCCCGATCCGGCTACTTACCACATTCTTTGTATGCTTCCCAAAGCAGAAGATGAATACAGCGAAACAGGGATCCTTAAATCCGCAACTGCAATTCTTCACGAGGAGCTTCTTTCCCCCGTGTTATTTGTAGCCAAGATTGGCCCTGATGCATTTAAAGACGCAACCCGATTTCCTTCTGGCCCGTCCTGTAAGGTTGGAGACTTTGTGTTAGTGCGTCCTAACACGGGAACCCGCATGAAGATTCACGGTACAGAGTGGAGACTCATTAATGATGATTCCATTCAAGCTGTTGTGCAAGATCCTCGCGGTATCCAACGTCCACATTAAGGAGTAATCATGGCTGAAATTGAAAAAACAGAATTTGAGTTTCCTGATGAAAAGGAAGAAAACCTTCGCAAGGGCGGGAAAGTTGTAACCCCCGAAGAAGACGAAAAACCCGAAATTGAGGTCGTAGACGATACCCCGGAAGAGGATCGTTACCGCACCCCAATGAAAGAGGCTCCTCAAGATCCTACGGAAGAAGAGTTAGCAACCTACTCTGAGAGCGTCAAGAATAGGTTTAAACACTTCACCAAGGGATACCACGAAGAACGCAGAGCCAAAGAGTCTGCCGAACGTGAAAAAAATGAGGCTTTAAAACTTGCTCAGGCAATGTATGAAGAGAACAAAAAGCTCAAAGGTTCAGTAAACCAAGGGCAGACAGTTCTTTTAGAACAGGCTAAGAAAGTTATTGGCAAAGAAATTGAAGACGCTAAACGTCTTTACAAGGAAGCCTACGAGTCTGGAGATGCGGATAAGCTGTTAGAAGCTCAGGAAGCACTCACTACCGCCAAGATCCGCGCAGACAAAGTAAATAATTTTAAGCCAGCCCCTTTACAGGAACAAGAAACTCCTGTACAAATAGCACCACAACCTCAACAGGCAGCGCCCGTTGACGAAAAACTACTAGCGTGGCAAGACCAAAATCAGTGGTTTGGAAGCAACAAACGCATGACTTCATATGCTTTAGGGCTGCATGAAGAACTTGTTGAGAACGGTATCCGCGTAGGCAGTGACGAATACTATCGTCGTATCGACACTGACATACGAGAAAGATTCCCCGACCAAGTTGGAGTCGGAGAATCCGCTGATGCGAAACCTCAGCGAACCAAGTCCAATGTCGTTTCACCGGCTACCCGTAGTACAGCGCCTAAAAAGATCGTACTAACGCAGACGCAAGTGAATCTCGCCAAGCGGTTGGGAGTTCCTTTGGAACTGTACGCCCGTAAGGTTGCTGAAGAAATGAGGAAATAATTATGGAAAAATCTGCACGTCCTAGTCGTGATCTATCTACCCGCGAAGTAGCGGAACGTCCAAAACAATGGATGCCTCCTAAACTTCTCCCCGATCCAATCGTGGAAGAAGGCTACAAATATCGGTGGATTCGTATCTCTACACAAGGTAAAGACGATGGAACCAATTATTCTTCTAAGCTTGCCGAGGGTTGGGAACCCGTTAGAGCTTCTGATCATCCCGAGATTCGTTTGTTTAGCTCTGCTGCGGCAAAGTTTCCAGACAGTATCGAGGTAGGTGGTCTTTTGCTTTGCAAAACACCTGTAGAGTTTACTGAACAACGTAATGCGTATTACCGCAAACAAGCGGATGCGCAAATGGAGTCAGTTGACAATACATACATGCGCGAGAATGATCCGAGGATGCCTATGTTCAAAGAACGTAAGTCCACGGTCACTTTCGGAAAAGGTACTTAATTTTTTTGGAGACTTAAATGTCAATGACCAATACCCCCTATGGCCTACGAGCCATAAATCGTAACGACGGCATGCCCTATGCTGGCGCTACGAGTCAGTATTTGATTAACCCAACTAGCGGCGCTGGTACTAACTTGTTCTTTGGACAAGCAGTTATCATTGATGCAGACGGTTACATCGCTTTGGCTACCGCTACCGGCGCAGACTTGACTACCAATAACCTTGGTGGTTCTAGTTTGGGCGCTTGGGGCGTTTTTGTTGGTGCTTCATACATCAACGCACAAGGTCAGCAGATTTACGGTCAGTACTACCCCTCCGGCACAACCGGCGTGGTGACTGCATACGTGATCACCGACCCTAACGTGACTTTCCAAGCTCAATTGGATGGTCAAGTAACTCAAGCCGCTCTTGGCGCAAACACCTTCTTTGCTGCTGCACAGTCTACTTCTACAGGTAACACCCGTACAGGTAACTCTACCAGCGCCTTGGAAAGCACAGTAGTTACTACTGCCGCTGCGTTTAAGATCATCGGTTTCGCCTCCCCATTGACTGATACTTACACTGAAGTGTTTGTTAAGTTCAATCCCGGCGCTTCCGCTTTCACTAACGCCGTTGGCATCTAAGGAGCTAAATCATGGCTATTTCACGCGCACAACTGCTCAAAGAATTACTCCCCGGCCTGAACGCTTTGTTCGGTCTTGAGTACGCTAAATACGGCGAAGAGCACAAAGAAATCTACGAAACAGAGACATCTGAGCGTAGCTTTGAAGAAGAGACAAAGCTGTCTGGCTTCGGTCAAGCACCAGTCAAAAACGAGGGTTCTGCCATCGCTTATGACAATGCACAAGAAGCATGGACTGCACGTTACACCCACGAAACCATTGCGATGGGCTTCTCCATCACAGAGGAAGC